CGTCGTGTTGCCGGTGACTGCTCTAAGGTACTGAGTGAAAGTGCCGTTCCCAAGTCCACGGCTAACAGCGGAGACAGTCGTTCCGCCTGAAAATCTGGCACCCACACCGCCGCCGGTCCTGTCCGAAATCGTGAACGTGATCTCGTACAGCTTTCCCGCTGTCACGGAGATTGGCTGAGAGAGGCCGACAGTGTTTCCAGCGACGCTGGTGAAGGTCGCAACGCCCGACCCAATCGTTACACCAGTCCCCTTGGTCCAGTCCGTATCAGTGGCGAATCCGCCATTCGTGACCAGATCGGAACCATAGGTCGCTGGCACGCCAGACCACGAAGGAATAAACGCATCACTGGCCTGCACCGCATGGCGACTGTTACCGCTGATGTCGTCAACCGCGCCGATGGCTTGGCCGAGCGTGGTCACTGGCGTGGTGCGCGTCGAGTCCTGCCAGATCTTCGACGAGTCGGTGAAGTCGTAAACGGCGTAGATGCCGTTGAGGTCGGCGGGCGACCATACCGAGGCGCCACCGCCGGCAGCATCAGTCACCACCCGCGCGATGGCGGCCGGTATCGGCTTGCTGATCGGTCGCGTTATGCTCACGGGACAGCTCCGGTGATCACGCCAGCGCGCTGAAGGCGGCTCAGGCAGGCGACGCAGGACGCGCGGGCCACGTCGCACTGCTCGGCGATCTGGCGCAGTTCGGCGGCGACGGGCGGCAGCTCATCCCACGTCTCGGGCGCGTCGGGGTCGCCGGTCCACTGCGGCCACGTCTGCGGCAGGCAGGACGCGGTGCAGTTGGCGGCGCAGGTGACGGCCACGGCCGGCGTCGGCGCGCGGATAGGCTGCTGCGGGGTGGCGCAGGCGGTCAGCAGCAGGGCGATAGCGGCGATGCGGATCACGGCACCGGCTCCCCGCCGATGAGGCGATTCGCCGCGGTCATGCGCTCAGCGCCCGGCGCGCACGTCGGCGCAGGCAGCTCGCGGATGCGGTCGCGGTAGACGGTGCGCGTCTGCTGGGCGCGCTCGGCGATGGCCGACAGGTCGGCCACGAGCGCCGCGTTGTCGGCCTGCGCCAGCGCAGCGACCAGCGACGCCCGGCCTGCGGACTCCTGCGCCGCCTGCGCCTTGCCCTCGGCCACGGCCGCGGCAATCTCGCCCTCTCGCGCCGCCTTGGCGCTGGCGATCTTTCCCCACTGCCAGACGTTGACAGCAAGGCTCACCAGCAGCGCGGCAGCGAGGCCGAGGATTGGCTGCAATCCGAACACGTCAGCCGCCTTCGTCCGGGTCTGGCTCGGGGTTCACGTCGCCGTCGCCCTGGCACCGCTCGCCCTCGCAGTTCGAGCTGTTGTCCGTCTCGAACGGGCCGGGCGAATCGATCCGGTTTCCGTCGCCGATATTGCTGCCGTCGATCCGGTCGCCGCCGATGGCGTCGCCGCCGATGTCGTCGCCCTGCCGGCTGTCGCCGCCGATCATGTCGCGCCCGGCGGTGGCGTTGTCGCCCACCTGCTGGTCGCCGCCGATCTGGTCGCGGCCAACGGTCACCACGTCGCCGCCGATGGCGTCGCCAACGTGTTGCGAGCCGGGGATGTAGTCGCCGCCGACCGTGATCGCCGTGCTCGGCGGCAGGCTGCCGTAAGCACTCGACACCGCAGCGACGGTCGCCGCCCATGCGTCCTGCTGCGCGATCTCGCTGTCGGCGTTGATCCGGGCGATATCCACGTTTCGCTTACCGGCCTCGACGGCGGCCCACACTTGGCCGAGGCCCGGAAGCGCAGACAGCGCGGCGATCGTCACGCGCTCGGCGGCCGACGCCTGGCGCTGGTACGGGCGAATGTTCGTGCCCTGCTGCGACCCGGCGACCGCGAGCGCGGCGAAGCCTTTTGCTGCCACCACGCAGGTCGCGTCGCCACCGCAGGCCGAAGCGTCCGCGATGCTGTCGAGCTGCATCGCGCGCTGCTGGCGCTCTGCGTTGACGGCGGCGAGGTAGGAATCGTAGTTCCGCTCGTCCGTGGTCTTGCACGCGGACAGGGCGAGCAGGCAGAACAGGCTGATGGTCAGGCGGATCATGGGGCGCGCTCCTTGGGAGGCTTGCGCTTGCGGGTGACGGCCTCGCGGACCGTCGTCGGGGAGTCGGCCGACAGGGCGTCGGCGAGGTCAGGCCAGCGGCGCCAGAGCGCCCAGGCGGCGACCTGGTAAATCAGCGGCGAAGCGATGCCGACCAGCAGGCCAGCGACCACGCCGGCGCGGTCAGGGTGCGCAGCGACGACCGGAAGGCAGCCAGCGGCGAAGGCGAGCGCCTGAATGGCGAGGCGCTTAACATCGGCGTCAGCGATGCGTGCGACCCAAGGCTTGGCCCACTGCGTGAGCGCGAGGCTCAGCAGCAGGGCGACGGTGGCGGTCTGCCACAGCGCGCCGAGGTCAGCCGCTATACGAACTAACAGCCCCCACAGATTTCCGAGAATCTCGATCATTTTTGGAAACCCTCATGGCTGCAGACGAATAAGGCCTCGGCTTGCAGTTTTCGCCGTGCCATCTGCTAAGCATTCCAGGCGCAAACCTTTCGCCGCATTTTGAGCATGGCTTTTTTTCAAGCCGTTTCATCGAAACTGACTGCTTTTGCCTCGCGGCAAGTGAAACAATCGTTTTTCTCTCCCTCTGGTTTACTTCTTGAGGAAGAAATGTGCAGTTTTTCAGCGAGTAGACGCCTATATCGTTTGTTCTCGCGAAATGAAACTGGCCTCGCCGCAAGCCAACGAGTGCAGGCCTCAAGCCAGCTTCCTTCATGGCAAAAAGGTAATCAAGCAGCGTGATTTCTGAGCATGGCTGCCTGTCGTAGAAGCGTCGCCATGAATCGATTGCGCGGGCTATTTCACTCCTTGTCCAACCAAACTTCCTCGCAATTTCTACCCTGTCGAGGTTCCCATCATGTCGCCGAGGACAGCCAAGCAGCCTGTCAGGCGGGATATTCGCGCCGAGGCAGTTCGTAGTGCGGGCCATCTTTGAATGTTCTCCAGTCGCCGCCCCAAATAATCGGGACACCTTCGATACTTGCGGCAAGCTTTACAGCCTGCGCAATTCTCGTGTAGAGAGGAAAATCCCAGCGGACCTCTCCGGCTACATAGGCCCCAAGGTCAACAGCGTGCCCGGTCAGGTGCCGAGAGTTCATGGTCTTGGACGCGCCAGACGCGACAAGCTGCCGCTGGCGGTCAGCGGTCCGCAGACCTTCCAGAACAACGAAGTCGATCGGCGACACCTTGATCGCCCGGTTCACCACGCGCACAAGGTCAGGATGCACGCCCGCCAACCGCTCCAAGCTGCGATTGCTCAGGCGGAAGGCCATCGGTCAGTTCCCGTCGTCGGGCTTCGGCTGCGGAATGCCGCCAAGCGGCTGCGTGCGAGCGACCAGCGTTTCCAGAAACAGTTGGATCGAGTAAAGCAGCTTCGTCTGACGCTCAAGCTCGGCCAGACAGCGGCAGCAGCTATTCTCGGTCACGCTTCTGCTGCTCCAGGCGATCGAGGCGCGTCTCGAACCGATCGAGCCGCCGCGTGATCTCGGTCTGGTCGCGGATGGCGGCGCTCGCGCTGTAGGCTTGCTGCACCGCAGCTTTGAGGCTCGCCAGATCGGCTTCGATGACCGCCGTTCGCGTGTTCACGTCGACCAGCGTCTTGCCTGTCCATGCCATCAGGCCGGTCAGGATCACCAGAACGCCGCTCTGAATGTGCCGTTCCACACCGGAACGCCCTTGCTCGGCCGCCATGCCGTACCTCTCACGCCTCGGAAGAAAAGGGCCCGCGTCGCGGGAGTGTTGGCTCGCGCCATCGGGCAAGCCCGCAGCGAGCTGGCACGCGCTGCGGTATGGGCGCTCCGGTTGACCGGCGGACCTGCGGGGGAGGGGCGCGCCCTGCCGGGCCGGAGCATTGAATTGGGCCGGGCGTCCCCGGCTTGCCTACGGGGCGCGCAGCTTGCCGCAGGACTTCGACTGGCCGGAGCCAGAAACGAAAAAGCCCGGCGCGTGGCCGGGCTTCGTGGGGAACTTCCCCATGGTGGGAATTCTGCGCCTAATTGCCGGAACTGTCAATTCCGCTCTTAGCCATCTCGGCAAGCATGGCGTCGATCTGGTCGGCTTGAGGAATGGCGTTGATGTTCAGCGTCACTTCGCCGTTTGCCTGAAACTTCAGAGTAAATTCCACCGCCGTCATCGGAACGCCAAGCGCCTGCGCGACTTTCCTTATTTGCTCACGACCGCATCGCATATTCACCTCCCGTCAAAAGCGTCGCGCTGCCTGAGCCGCACAGCCAGCTCATGCCGCGATTCCAGTTCCTCGGACGCGCACAGCGCGTGCAGCCATTCGTAGGGGTGCCGCCACGTCTTGCGGTACGCGTCCTCCCGCACGCCGCACGCCTCGGCCCTCGCGGTGTCCGTGTGCGGGATGCTGCCCCTGCCCTCGCACCGCTGGCAAGTCCGCATGAGGCTGCCGACCGTCACGCTGCCGCGCCCGCCGCATTCCGGGCACGTCCGCGGCCCTGACAACTCGGCCAGCACGGCCTCGCGGATCTTGCGGTACGTCGGCCCCACGCTCGGCCACATGCGCGACTTGGCCTCGGCCAGCGCGGACTTCGCCGCATGGAACTGCCCGCGGTGCCGCGGGTCATCCTCGGCGATATGGACCGCCAGCCGCGCCACCTGAAGATCCCGCGCCCGCCGCATCCACTCCGCGAGGATCGCCTGCCGAAGCTGGGCGTCGAGCACCTCGGGCGACAGCGCAGCGCCATCCGGCCACCACAGCCGGCAGACCAGCTCCCTGCCCAGCCCCGGCCGGCACAGCCCAATGGCCGCGGCTATGTCCTGCGGCGATAGATCGCCCTTGCCGCTGCCGCCCGGCTCAAACCGGCACACGCTCGGATTTAACCTCGCCAACATCACCCGCACATCAGCCATCGTCGCCCTCCTCGACGTTGAAACCGTACTCGCGCAGCAGTTCGTCCTGCTGGCGCAGCAGCCATTCATCCGGGTATTGCGTTCGGAAGTTCCGCGGCTCAAGCACGTAGCTCGGCCCGTACAGCATTTCCAGTTCATGCTGGAACATGCCGGCCAGCGTATAGCCGCGATGCGACCAGGGGTTCAGGCCGACCGTGTAGCGATGCCCTCGACGCGGCGCGCCATGCTTGCCGCCGACCGTGAGATGGTGAACCTCGCACGGCACATAGACGCCCTGCACATGCCGAGCAATGACGCAGCCTATCTCGCGAATCGCTTCCATTCGCGCGGCTTCGTGCTTCGTGGGTCGCTTGCTGCCGATCATCCGTCAGCCCTGCCCATGCTCGTCGGCGACCATTGCACGCCTCGTTCGCTTCCCCATGCGTGCGCAAACTCCGTCAGCTCGCACAGTTCCGCAATCCGCATCGTGCGCGTCTGCAAACCGATGGCGACCACGCTTTGACCATCCAAGCTCGGCACGATGCTGGATTGCAGCCGGCCAGACTCCCGCGCCCACGCGTCCACCAGCAGCCGTTTCCATCCTTCCGTGTCCAGTTTACGCCCGGCCCAATCGACCTGTTGCGATAGGTCGCGGCAGACAGAATGGAACAAGCGGTTCTGTTCGACGGTCCGCGTCGGCTGCAACGCCTCAAGCGTGACGCGCACAGCGAGCCCATCAGCCACGTACCGCTGAGCCTCTCGATAGGCCGCAGCCATCGCGCTGCGCGCGTCGCCGCGGATGATGAACTGCTGGCGGTTCACTCGCCGATCCGCCAGATGCGGATGAGGACGCCGGGGGCGTCGAGAGCGCGCTCGTCCTCGCGCGGAAAAACCTTGGCCGCAGTCAACCCCACAATGCGCGCGTCGTCGGCGATAAGGCCTGCGTCCGTCAATGCGTCCTCGGTTGACCTGACCAGCTTTGACAGGTCGGGCTTACGGTCCGGGTACGTCCGCCGACGCTTCGGCGCACTCGCTGGCTTAGGCAGCGTGAAAACCATGCCGACGACCAGCGGCCCGTCGAGCGGCGGCGTGTCGCCTCGCACGAACTCCGCAGCCGCCTTCACGTCCATCCGCCACGGCCGGACCTTCGCCGACGACTCGACCATGATCGCGCGGCCGGCCTTCGACTTGCCGACGTATCGTTTGCTGCCCTGCGGCGCAGGCATACCATACACCTTGAACTCAATCACGGCGGCGTATCTCCCAGCGCGCGATTCCAGTAATCGACTTGCGCGAGGCCGGCGAGCAAGCATGCTTCCGGCCCTCAGCACGCTTGCGCTCGTTCAGCGCCAGCAGCTCGGCCAGCGTCCACTCCCGCGACCTGTCCACTTTCTTAAGGAAGTTTCGCGACAGCGCAGGGAACGCTTGCGACGCGCCCTTGATCGTGTAGCCGTTGCCGTTGATGCGGATCATGCGCACGCCCCGAACAGCGTCGACTGAGATCCAACAGAGTGCAGATTCTTCACGGCTTGCTGATAGTAGCTCGCTTTCAGTTCAACTCCGACGAACTTGCGGCCAAGTTCGATGGCGACGTATCCCTCGCTGCCGATACCGGCAAAAGGGCTGAGGACGATATCCCCAGGATTCGTCCAAAGCTCGACGCCCCGGCGGATGACTTCAAGCTGCAACGGGCAAATATGACGCTCGTCGTCATGCTCGCGCGCAGAACGGAACTGCAGGGTGTCGGAAGGGTCAATGTCCATCCAAACAGGCGATGCGACCTTCTGCCACTTGTCCACAGGGTATTCCGCTGCATCGTGTGTCACGCGATCTTCGACTTCGCCCGGCGCACGCATCGTCACAAGGTAGTCAGGAATGCCCTGCCGGCTCATGCTGGCATTTCCGCGCACGGTCTTATGCAGCAAGCCAAGCGCCTTCGTGCGCTGCATGCTGGTCACGGGGTCTTTCCAGATGCAGACCTCGCTCGCGTAGATGAAGCCATGCGCCTGAAACGCGCGGATCAGGTCGCCGCGGAAATCGCGCAGCCCGATATAGCCATCGCGCTCCTTGCTGGTCGGCATCAGCATGCAGTGGAAGCTGACGTTTCGACCCGGCTTCATGACACGGCGCAGTTCCTCAACGAGGAATCCGAACTGCTCAAAGAACTCCGCGTCGTTGCGGCAGTTGCCCATGTCGCGCGGGCTGTTGCTGTAGGTATAAAGCGATGCAAACGGCGGGGAAAAGATCGAGTAGTCGACGCTGCGATCAGGCAGGCCGCGCAGAACTTCCACACAGTCGCCGTTAAACATCGTCCAGCCGTTGCCAGTTTCTTGATCGAGTGCGTTCATGCTGACTCCGTTTTCAGCCACGCCGGAACGGCAATGGCTTTTCGTGGTTCGTATGGATTGGTCTGCCTTGTGACGCCTAGCACTTGCTCGCGCACTGCGGCGCTTGTCTCGCGGCTCAGCGCCTCCGCCATCGCGGTGGCGTCCTGTTCCTTGCGCCGAAGGTTGGCAACTACTGCCCCCTCAAGCTCAGATGCGAACACATGAACATGGACTTCGCGCTGCTGCCCAAATCGCCAGCATCGGCGGACGGCCTGATAGTACGCCTCGAAGCTGTCGGTCACGCCGACGAATGCCATCCGAGCGCAGTGCTGCCAATTCAGACCAAAACCGGCAATGCTTGGCTTCGTTATCAGAACGCGAATGCGACCTTCGGCGAAGTCGATCAGTCGCTTTTCCTTCGTTTCTGAGTCGTCCGATCCGCGAATCTCGACCGAGCATGGAATGGCAGACCGCAGCGCGTCGCCCTCGGCGTTGAGGTCGCACCACACGATCCACGGCTCGCAGTCTGCGTTAACGAGCGCAGCGCACCCGGCCACGCGGTCTGCGATGCTAGCGCGACGCGCGTCTCGCCTTTCGCTGAGCGTGTTTGCCTCCAGTGCAAACAGCATCCCGGCCTGCGCCGTGGTGCTATGGTCGGCCTTCGCAATGTGCTGATGCACATGCAACGGCGGCAGGTTGTATCTGCTATCGTCGTAGCCCAGATCGGAGGGTTTGCGGACCAACGCGGCCCAGCTTGCGACCCATCGCCAGAACACGTCGCGAGCATGACCCTTAAGCCGCCATGTCTGCGTGTCCCCCCCGTCGTGGACGAAGTATTCGGCAAGCATCTCAGTCCGAGTGCAAATGCCAAGAAACTCGGCATGCGTGCCAAGTTCCGTCCAGTCATTTGGCGCTGGCGTTGCAGTCGCGCACAAGCGGAACGGCGCATGCTTAAACGCATCCAGAAGGATCGCGAGCGTTTTTGCGTCGTGATGCTTGATGATGCTCGACTCGTCCAGGACAACCGCGCCGAATCGCGACGCGTCAAACCTGTGCAACCGATCATAGTTCGTGATCGTGATGCCGGAGCGCACTTCGCTTACGTCGCGGCACTGATTAACTTCGACGCCGATTTCAGCGCCTTCCCGAACCGTCTGCGCAGCCACGGCCAGCGGAGCGAGGATGATGACGTCGTGCCCTGTATGCTTGTGAACGGCATCCGCCCAAGCAAGCTGCATGCGACTCTTGCCAAGCCCGGTGTCGGCAAAGATCGCGCAGCGTCCGCGACGAAGCGCCCACGGAACGATCGCCGATTGGTGAGGGAAAAGACCGTCGGGCAATGAAACAGAATCAACATATCCCAGTCCAGTCGGCGGAACCGTCGATAGCTTCCGACCGATCAGCGCATCGTAATCGTTCATGCCAGCCCCGCTGCGGCATCACGGCCGCCTTTGTTGGAATTGCGCCGGCCTTGGTACCTGTTGCCGGCGGGCTTTTCGTTGTTCGCAATCGGTGTCCATGCGTGGTCCAAGTTGGCAAACTGCATCGTCTGCGGAATCCACGCTACTCGCACCTTGGCGCATTCGCCGTGCCGGTTCTTGTCGATCAACAGCTCGGCCGTTCCGGCATCTGGCGAACCGTCGTGATAGTAGTCGTCTCGATACAGCGTGATGATCTGGTCGGCTTCTTTCTCGATCTCGCTTGAGTCGCACAGATCAGACATGCGAGGCCGCTTGTCTGCGCGCAGCTCAACCTCTCGCTTCACCTGCGCCAACGCGACAACGGGAATGTCGAGTTCGCGCGCGATGTTCTTCAATCCCTTCGCGACAGCGGATACCCGCTCGTATGCGCGTTCGCCAGGTCCATCCAAGCGTTGCAGGTAGTCGACGTAGATAGCCTTGACGCCGTGTTCTCGCTTCCACCTGCGCGCGACGCGCATCGCTTCGGAAATGTGCGGAGCCGACTTGTCGTAGACGTGCATCGGCATCGCTGCATCTTTCGCAATCGCGTTTGTGATGGCCTCCCAATCGTCATCGGAAACGTGACCGCTACGCATGCGCGCGGATTGGACCTTGGACGATAGCGCGAGCATTCGCATGCCGAGCTGCACGGCCGGCTGCTCTCCGCTGATGATGCCGACCGGATGCCCGATGGCCGCAGCGTGTTTCGCCATGCCGAACAGAAGCGCCGTTTTTCCCATGCTGGGGCGCGCGCCGATCACGGTCAGGTCGGACGGGTGCAAGCCGCCCATGTGCTCGTCCAGCTTTTCCAGCCCGGTCGGCACCCCTGGAATCGTCCCTTGGTGCTCATACGCGAAGCGAACTCGATCAAACGCCATCCGCAGGACTTCGCGCATTCCCCACTCGGCGCGCGTGTCGCGGCGCTGCATGGTCATCATGCCGCCGATCGCAGCGTCCAGTATCTCGGCTGCCGTCCGGCCATCGGCGTTGTACGCGCTGTTGGCGAGGTTCGTCCCTGCGTCGACCAAGCGCCGCAGCATCGCCTTGTCGCGCACGATCTCGGCGTATGCCCGGACGTTAGCCGCGCTCGGCGTGGTGCTGGCAAGGTGGATGACGTAGCTCATGCCGCCGATTTCTTCGGCGACGCCCTGCGACTCGATCCATTCGCCAAGGGTCACGGCGTCGCAAGGCTGCCCGCGGTCGATCAATCCGACGATCGCGCGGAAGATCAGCTGGTGATCCCGGCGGTAGAAGTCATCCTCGCAAACTATCGCGCTGATCCGGTCCCAAGACGTGGCCGACAGCATCAATCCGCCGAGCACTGCCTGCTCAGCGTCGATCGAATGCGGCGGGACGCGCAGGAAGTCCATCAAAGCTCCCTGAGCTGCCGGCCGACTGGCATCTGCCGCACGTTGCCACCGGCTGAGCGGTTAGCCGCTGCCCTCAGCCATGCGGCCGGGTCGCTCACGTCCTCTTGTTCGGCCCGTGCCAGGAGTTCGGCAGTGCGGACTTCGCCAAGTTCCTTGCGCATTGCCCCGAGAAACGATCTTGCTCCCCGTTCCTTGAGCCCCTTGCTCAGCAGGAAGGCAAGTCCGCTTCCAAAGATTGGATCAGGCTGAGGCGCTTCTGCGCCCGACGTAGTCGGAATGCTTTGCTCTTTCTCTGTTGGTGTTGGTGTTGGTGTCGAACTCACGCGTGACTCACGCGTGTGTAACGCGTTACACGCCGCGACTCTTTGCGACTCTGCCCGATAAGCTGCGACTCTCGCCCTGTCCTTAGAACGCTTCTCGACCATCCTAAGCGCGTGTTGCGTAAGGGTTTTGTGGTACAGACGGCCGTCATCGGCCAAGTCCCAACCGCTCAGCAGAACATCGGCCCATTCGCTGAACATGGCGACGGGCATCCCGATGCGCGCTGCGATCAGGCGATGGTCATTGGGAAGGGAGGCGACAGGAACCTGCCGCCAAGCGATCAGCCAAAGCATCAGCAGCCAAGGCCGCTGCTCTGCGCTGGCGATAGCCCAAGTGTCGGATTGCTCGATCCGCTCGTAGTCGAGGTCAAGGCACCAGCCCTTCGCCTCAAGGTCAGCAGGATAGGGAGGCGCGATCATGGCGCTAGCACTCCGCTAGCAGCGCGCTCGCAACGGGATAGCGTGGGGATAGTCACATGCAAGCTCCCACAGCGCCGCCCCCTGCCACGGTCGAAACCCCAGGAACCCGGCCGGAAGGCAGAGAAAGGGCGTGGCAAGAGGCGGCGCTGTAAGAGTTCACAAGGTTCCTGTTTGCGGCTTTCGACGGCCGGCGCAATGCGCAGGGTCAGACTACCCCTGACGCCGCACCGGTACAAGTGGGAAAAGCCCGTCAGCCGGCAACAGGTCCATCCGCTGCAATGCAGCAATCGCCGCAGCTCGCTCGGCGTCGGTTGCCGATCGCTCGATCTTTTCGCGGCACTCTTGGCAACGCGTGAGTGCCAGTCGGCGGCGACGTTCGCGTTGATCTACTCCGGACATGCGAGCCTCATTGTTTCAAGCCACTCACGCCATTCTTGCTTTGTTCTGCAACTTGCATGATTGAAGGAATTATTTGCCGGTTTGTAGGGCTTCGGTTGAAACGCCGACGCGGGCCGGACGGGATACGTCCGCTTACGATGGTCCGCGCCACTGGAAAGCGCCTCCCAAGTCCGCCACCCGTAGTCCAATCGCTTGCGGATCGTGCAAGGCTTGACGTGAGGCAGCCTTCGCTCGATCTCGCACTTGCGCAGGCGCTCGCCCTCGATTTCGTAGTACGTCACAGCGCGCACCGCAGATTGCTGACGACGTACAGCCTGGCAAACGCGACGAGCTGCTCAGGGCGCGGCCAGCGATAGCAGGCGTCGTCCAGAGACGACTCGACCGGGCAGCGCGTGTGCTTCGGGCGGTACGTTTGCAGGCGCGGAACCTTGGGGCGAATGCGGGTCATGCTGCACGCCTCGCCAGCTCTTCACGCGCCAGCTCAATGATCTTTTCGCCAAGCGGCCAGGTCGGCCCGCTTGTGCCGTTCAGCACGCGCCGCAGTTCGCGGATGGTAGTGCCGGCGCTGCTGGCGATCCATAGTTCGCTACAGCCTGCGGCCTGCATGCGCTCGATTGCTTCCTTCGGTGTCATGGCTGGCACGGTAGCGGGGCTCGCGGCATTTCGTCCAATTGCTTGTTTCGATCGAATGTTGCCAAAACGATAGAAACAAACGATTGGATTCGCCGGATGCAGCGGCGCAAAGTCTGCCCATGCCCTGACGAACACCGGCACCAACGCCGGGCAGGGCGGGAGGATCAAATGGGATACGAACTCGCCGGGCACCAGGCATATCTGGAAGCCCCGTATGAGGCGATGGCGCGCGCTCAGGACGCCGCCGACCGTGACGCCGAGACTGCGCCGGAGCGCGAGGCGTACCTGCTTTCGGCGCTGATGAACTGCGCGGACTTCCGGTCGGACGCCATCGCGGACGACGGCTGCGAAGGGCTGTACGAGGCGAAGTCGCCGGAAGCGATGTGGGAGGCGATGGAGAAGATCGTCAAGGGCTACGCCGACTACCGCGTGGCGCTGCTGCTGTCTGGCCACGAGCGCGTCGCGATGGCCTTCCGCGGCGTGACGGATCGCGCGTCGGCGCTTGGCGAACTCGTGCGCCGGTATCAGGCGGTGGCGCCGTGAGCCGCTGGTACGCGCTTTGTTCCGACGTGGCGGACTTCCGCGTGTGCGGGTCGTGCCTGCGCAACCCGGAGCATCCGCGCAACCTCGTGGGCGACGAGCCGGCGAGCAAGTCCACGCACGCGAACTGGATCAAGCCGCAGGCGGACTCGCGCGGCTGCCGGGATGCGCTGCTGATGGAGGGGCAGTCGTGAGCGGCCCGTCTCCGGGGCCGTGGCG